GTTTTTCTGCAAGCCTGTCAGACACAGTGCCTTTACCAGAACCTATTAAACCTACGACACCTATCAGCATTAGGTTTATTATACTATTTTTTCAGACGTTTTTCAATCTCTTTGATGGCTTTTCTTCCGGATCTCAGTATTGATGCCCTCAGTGTTTTTTTGCGTTCTTTCAACGCCTTGATGCTCATTATCTCCAACTCCTCTACCAACTTTTCCAGTTGGTCCAGTGTAAGGTCAGAGTATTTCTTGTAATTGGATTTCTTCATAGCAGGGTATTTAAATGGAAATTATGGTGTATTAACCAATAACAAAACTGTGTGGTGTGCCGCCTTCAGCGAAGTTACCAATCTCGTTTTCTAGTCTCTCCATCTCTGCCTGGCCTTCGGTCTTTAACGCATCACCATTGAGTGTTGTACCACCCTGTGGACCAGCGATGGTATTGAATTTGCCTCTCGCTTCTCCTAGCATGACTTTTGATACTGCCAGTGTGTAATCTCTGATCCAAGGTTTGGAATATATGTCCTTGAATAAAGTTATGTCAGGTCTAAAATTGTCTGTGTGCATCAACACCGTCTCGTTGTCTGCTCTTGGTCGCTGTGTTATCGTCAATTTTTTCGTAGCATTGTCATAATGGAACTGTATGAAACTGCCAAAAAGTTTTCCCACAAGTTCTTGATAAGAAGCGAAAGCGTAGTAGGTTGCTAGGCCACCTGTGGCGCCTGCCCTGAGTAGGTAAGTGTTTGTGTATGCTAGATTGAAAGGTTCAAATAGTGTACCACCCTCGCCACCTTCTGTACGAGATCCAACCGTCCTTCTGTGAAGACTCCTCACGTTGATGACTTCATCTGGTAAAATATATGAATTTTGATTCTTTTTCAACTCAAGGAAAGCATATGATTCTTCCACAGCATTTGACGATCTCTGCCTGAATTTGTTGATCGCTCTTTCAAGTGCTGTTTGATAGTGTTTTGGATCTAATTCCACGTCAATCATACCTTCACCTAGGTTATTTTTGACGTAATCGAATATCTCTTGTTGTCCTGTTTGCAGTTCTGACATACTCATATTTATTGCCTTTGCCTGTGCAATAAATATGTGTGATATGCCAAGATTATCCATTTTCAAGCCTGAAAAGGGCAATGACTACAAGTTCTTCGATCGTAACATCAAAGAGATGTTCACTGTGGGCGGAACTGACCTACACTTCCACAAATATCTAGGACCTTATGATCAGGGCTCAACGAACAAGGACGGTGATGCTTCACCAACACAACCACAGTATTCTGGGGACAGCCTTAATGAAAGAACCATACAAGATCTGCTATTTTTAGAGAACAGGGACAGGAAATATTCAAGCGATGTGTATGTTGTGAGAGGTATCTACAACGTACAAGATGCTGACTTCAACCTTTCGCAGTTTGGTATGTTTTTACAGAACGACACACTGTTTTTGACCGTACATTTGAACGACATTGTTGAAAGGATTGGTAGGAAACCAATGAGTGGTGACGTGATAGAGTTTCCACACATGAAAGAGGACTACAGTCTAGATGAATCGATACCCATAGCATTGAAAAGATACTACGTGGTAGAAGATGTGAACAGGGCCGCGGAAGGTTTCTCACAAACTTGGTGGCCACATCTACTTAGATTGAAGATGAAGACACTTGTGGATTCACAGGAATTCCGAGATGTGATTGGTGATGCGACCACAGAAGGTTCTGTAGCCAACTACATGAGCACCTACAATAGGGAAAAAACCATCAACGATCAGGTTGTGTTGCAGGCAGAACAGGATTCACCTAAGGCAGGGTTCAACTACAAACAATACTATGTGGCACCTATAGACGAGAGGGGTAATATCAGGACAGACAATGTCAACACAGAACAAGACAGGGCGAGCAGTGATCAGACCGTTAATGCTGTTATCGACTCACCGGCAAGTTCACACTATGGTTTCTACCTCGACGGGGACGGTGTCGCACCAAATGGATATCCTGCAGGGTTTGGAATAAGTTTTCCAACATCAGGGATAGACAAAGGAGATTACTTCTTAAGGACGGATTACTTGCCAAACAGACTATTCCGTTATGACGGTAACAGGTGGATAAAGATAGAAGATTCAGTGAGAATCAACATGACAAACAACGATTCCAGGGCAAACTACAAGACAGGATTTGTCAATAATACCAGTGAAGCAACAATAAATGGATTAACTACAAAACAAAGACAATCGCTGACTGATGCTTTGAAACCAAAGGCTGACAATTAATGTTACATTTCTACGAAGGACAGGTTAGGAAATTTCTCACTCAATTCATCAGGATATTGAGTAATTTCTCTGTGGAGACAGGCAGGGGAAAAGATGACTCGATCAGTCTGAGGGCGGTACCTGTCGTGTATGGAGATCCTACTAGGCAGGTGGCAAACATAATCAGAAACAACAGTGAAAACGCATTAAACTACGCTCCTAAAATTGCTTGTTATGTGAGAGAATTAAATTATGATAGGGAAAGAATGCAAAATCCTTATCACATTGAGAAACAGCATTTAAAAGAAAGAGATGTTTTAGAAGACGGCACTTACGGCACACAACTTGGTGCTGGATACACAGTAGAAAAAGTCATGCCGTCGCCGTTTAGACTCGAAGTCACGGCAGATATTTTTTCATCAAACACAGATCAAAAATTACAGATAATGGAACAGATTTTATACTTGTTCAATCCAGACTTTGAAATACAAAAGTCTGACAATTACATTGACTGGACGTCATTGAGTTATGTTGAATTGACAGGGATAACGTTCAGTTCAAGGACCATACCAGTTGGTGCCGAGTCAGAAATCGATGTGGCCAGTTTGCGATTCTCGATGCCTATATGGTTGTCTCCACCAGTGAAGGTAAAAAAGTTAGGCGTTGTGCAGAAAATTATAATGAGCATATACGATGATGACGGTGGAATAACGAAAGGACTGATAGATGGAGAACTAGCATCAAGAAGTTACATCACTCCAAACAATTTTGGATTGTTAGTCACAGGAAACCAACTGCGACTACTAGGTACCACAGGTGTCAATGCAAAATCAGGCGGAGATGGTTTTCACACTGGTGCTAACGATCCTGGCCTTGCAGATCCTTTCCAAACGTTTGGTCCTGCAGTCAACTGGAAAGTATTGTTAGACCAATATGGCAAGGTCACGAACGGTACCTCACAGATCCGATTGAAACAACCCACAGGCAATGAGATAGTTGGAACAATAGCCACCACTTCATTGGATGATACGATTTTACTGTACACCATAGATTCTGACACTATACCTAGCAACACACTTACTGCTGTGAAAAAAATAATAAATCCAGCCACGTTTGATCCAGGAACACCCGCAAACGGAGACAGGTATTTGATCATAAATGATGTTGGAGACAGCACAGCGACTTTCCAGAGTCAAAATTGGGGCACATTGGTGGCCAGTGTTGGCGACATAATTGAATACAGAACCAGTACATCTAAATGGCACGTGGTGTTTGATGCATCAAACCCAGATAGCACCCAGCATTACATTACCAATCTCAACACCGGCATCCAATACAGATTCAACGGCACAGAATGGGTTAAATCTTATGAAGGAATTTACACACAAGGTAATTGGACCATAGTGTTGGATGGAAATTATCCTGGTGATGATGATGCACAACAGGACGCAACAACTCCTTGATAATCTAAAGTGTATTTGTTATAATAAGAAATGAAAGATAATATAGTCTGTTCTGGCGCACTGTTCTATTCTACAAGCACGAAAAGATTTTTGTTCTTACAACGGACAGATAAGAAAACACAAGGCATGTGGGGATTGGTTGGTGGTAAGAGCAAATTCACGGAGAGTGCTTTCGAAGGACTGAAGCGTGAGATACAGGAAGAAGTGGGCGACACTCCCAAGTTCAAGAAGGTCATACCACTTGAGATGTTCACATCAAACGATCAGAAGTTTTTCTTCCATACGTATCTCGTGGCCATAGAGTCAGAGTTCATACCTAAGTTAAATGCGGAACATTCCGGTTACTGCTGGACCGCGTTCGAGTGCTGGCCCAAGAACCTACACATGGGCCTGAGGAACACACTCAATAACAAATCGATAAAGGGTAAGTTACAGACTATATTGGATCTGATAGTCTAGTCGTTCTTGATGTAAGTTTTTCCAGTTAGATTTTCAATGTCCCGGATCATCTCTTCCATGTTGATCCTGACTGTTTTGCCAGTTTTTACGTTTCTAGAGTAGTATTCCCACTCTCCCGCTTGGTTGTGTGGTGAAATTTTAGTTACGTTTCCAGCCTCGTCTCTTACAAACACTTCGGCACTAGATGCCTCGTCCTTGGCATAAATGTGTGCCTTGTCTGCAACCGTTGTGGGATCTGATCCAACGGTCAATGCGATTGGACTCGTGAATGTCTTGGCACCCGTAATGGTCTGGTCTGTCGAAACCAACACCGTGTCTGCCGTGGATGCACCCGCTGATCCCCTCAGCATGTGTACCCGGTATCCGTTAACAGTTGTACTTGCTCCCGATGTCGACGCCGCCTTTACGGTCACACTGCTACCACTCTGTGTTGCGGTGAATTGTAATTGATCCGTGCCTTTCGTTGATAGAATGGGGCCGGCACTTATGTACACGTCGTCATTTGACACCACCGTCACCTCAGACACGCTGGCCGCACCCTCTGTGGCGTTGTAGCCCGTGAACACGTAGAACGCACCCGTGTAGGTGGAGTTGCTGAATGAGTCCACTGTTGTGGCAGTTGAGCTGACTGTTGTGGCACCAACGATATTCACGTTGTCACCAGTTGATGCTGATTCACTGTCTGATAACAGTATCCTGTATGACGTCACCCTCAGATCAGGTTCATTGCCTGCCACGCTCAATTCAACGTTTGCTCCATTGATGGCCGCTGTGAGGCTCACAAGGTCATTTGATCCCGTGTTGACATTTCCATAAGTGGTTATGTATGCTGTTGTGCCATCGTGCACCACTATGGCCTCTATGTTTGACACTTCCGTCTTCGTGGCGTTGTTGACCGATATGTAGTATTTGGCTCCCCTGTAACTGGCGTGTGCGAAACTGTCAAGAACTTCACTGGCACTGTCAACGTCCGTGTTGATCACTGTCGTGATGTTACCTGTCGTTCCTGCCGTGGTGTTGTCGCCCAGACCGATCCTGTACATTGAAACCGAGTTCACCACAGACGAGCCTGTCGCTTTCAATCTAGCGTTACCACCGGTGACGTCCGCATCTACGGTGATGTATCCGTTGGTTGGGTCAGATTCTGTGATGTGTGATGTGGCCACAAATGCCGATGAATCGTTGTGTACCAGACTGTATTTGGCCGTCGACACTTCGTCGTTGATCTCATCTCTGGTCACTGCCAGGTACCACGCCGAATCGTACGTTCCCACAGTGAACTGGTTTATGACTTTTTCTACGGTGCTGATCGCCGTGCTGGTTGCTGTGGCAGTGTCATCTGTGTTCTCCGCTGTTGAACTGGTTGCCCCCAGTTGTGCCCAACCTCCCGCTGTGGTATAGCCCTCTATGGTGTCAGTGCTACTGTTGTATCTGATCATTCCCACAGATCCGCTTGGTCTCTGTGCGGTTGTTCCGTTCGGCAGTCTCACTGCATTTGTCGTGGCCGAAGCGTCCAACACCGTGGTGGCGTTCATGGTGATTATGGTGTTACCGTCCGCCGCTATGGTAATCGCACCCGTGCCCGAGTCCGTAACGGTGACGTTGGAATCTCCCTGTGATATTGAATTTGTTGAAACAGTGGCGAAACTTAACGTACCCGAACCGTCCGTCTTTAGGAACTGGTCAGCACTGCCATCACTCGTTGGAAACAGCAATCCACTGATTGATACTTTACCTGTGCCATTGGCGCCAAGTTCTAGATTGGAGTTAGAGGCGTTAGATTTGACCGTGTTGTCAGTGATTGTGACACCATCCACCGCAAGGGTTGTGAGTCCTGCGAGACCTGATGTTGTAATTGTTCCGTTTACGTGTAGTGCTGTTGTAGGTTCTGAAGTACCAATACCTACGCGACTGTTTGTGACGTCGAGATACAGTAGGTTTGTTTCAAATGCAAGATCGACACCATTCCTTGTCAGGTTTGACTTCAAGACCGATCCTGATATACGACCTATGGCCATACTTCAGTACTCCTTTATAAATTTGTTAGTGTGGCAAACGCCACGCACGGTCTCCTTATCATTGCCGACCGACAGCAGTATGGGTATTTATGCGCCTAAAAAAAAAGGCGACCGGAAGACCGCCTTTTGATTTGCAATCAATTGGTGTTGATTACTTGATTCTGATCTTCATGTTCTCCCATGCTTCTTCTAAATCAGTACCGTTGTCAGCCCAAAAGTTCAGGTCCAACGCATAGTAGTTTGTTAGATTGGCAGGATTGGTTGGTAGGTGTGGCATGATGTTGGTCTTGCCATCCTTGTACCATGGTTCATTCTTCTCAATGATGTCCATTGAAGACTTCCTGAATGGTGAATAAGCCAAGTACTTCGACATGTTGGCACCACTCTGTGGGCTGGTGATGTAACTTAGAAGTTTCTTCGCTTCATCGATCCTAGGTGATTCTTTGACGATGACAAAGAACACGTAGTCGAATGCCATACCATCGTAGACCTGTGTGATTGGTGCACCTTCACCTACAGCGGCATTGAAAAATCTGCCGTTGTATCCTGTGCCCATCACAACTTCCTCACTCATTACGAACTCAGGAGCCTGAGCACCTGCAGACCAGAATACACATC